CCTGTCCAATGACGATGCCCAAAAGCTGCTCGATAAGGTGGCCCCTGTTATTCAGGCCCGCCAATTAGAGCGCATCGAAGCGGTCAAGACCGAGTGGGAAACCGCTTCCAAGTCCGATAAAGAATTCGGTGGCGATAAGCTCAACGATTCTTTAGGCACCGCAAAAAAGGCACTTGATGCCTTCGGCACGCCAGAGCTAAAAGCCCTGTTAAACGAGTCCGGCTTGGGCAATAACCCGGAAGTTATCCGGTTTATGGTTCGCGCAGGAAAAGCAATTAGTGAGGACAAATTTGTTGGTGGTCGCCCTGCGACACCTAGCGGAAACCTTGCAGACAAACTGTATTCAAACCAAAAATCATAGGAGCTAAACAATGGCGACTCTATCATCCGGCGCGTTGACCCTTGCAGATTGGGCAAAGCGTCTTGATCCAGACGGCAAGGTGCCAATCGTGGCCGAGCTGTTATCACAGTCAAACGAAATTTTGGAAGACGCGGTATTCTCAGAAGGCAACTTGCCAACTGGCCACCGTGTTGTGATCCGTACCGGTTTGCCAACCGCTTACTGGCGTTCGATCAACCAAGGTATCCCAACCAGCAAATCAACTACCGTCCAAGTGGATGAGGCGGTGGGTATGCTTGAAGCCTACGCGCGGGTGGATAAAGACTTGGCAGAATTGAACGGCAATACCGCTGCGTTCCGTTTGAGCGAAGACACTGCGTTCTTGGAAGCAATGAACCAAGCACAAGCGTCAACCATGCTTTATGGCAATCCTTCAACAGATCCTCGTCAATACTTGGGCTTGGCTGCACGGTATGGTGCGATCTCAGGCGCGGGTAACGCGGCCAACATCATCGACGCTGGCGGTACAGCATCAAACAACACTTCGATCTATTTAGTTGTGTGGGGTGAAAACACGGTTTTCTGTACATTCCCTAAAGGCTCGAAAGCTGGTTTGATCCACGAAGATCAAGGCATCTTGACCGTGTACGACGGCAACAACAACCCGTTCCAAGCGTACCAAACCCATTACCAATGGAAAAATGGCTTGGTCGTAAAAGACTGGCGCTATGTGGTGCGTATCGCAAACATCAACACCGCCAACTTGGTGGCTGAATCTTCGGCTGCTGACTTGGTTAAATTGATGAGCCGCGCATTGGATCGTATCCCTAACTTTGGTATGGGCCGCGCCGCGTTCTATATGAACCGTACTGTGTACTCAATGTTGCGTATTCAAGCCTTGAACAAATCGCAAAACGCGATTGATGTTCAACAAGGTTTGAACCAATTCGGCACACCACAATCATGGACACAGTTCGAAGGTGTCCCGTTGCGTCGTGTGGATCAGATTTTGAACACCGAAGCGCGCGTCGTTTAATAGGAGAGCCAAAATGTTTGTAGATAATAATTTACTTGTTTCTGGTTCGGTGTCTGCGGCTAACGTTATCACCGGCCAAACAGTAACCGGCACCGGCAACGTCTGGTCAACCAACGCCATTGACCTCTCGCAAAATAGAGATATTGGTGAAGGTTTGGACGTATTCGCGCGCATCCAGGCTACCGTTGCACAAGCAGGTGCAACTTCGGTCGAGGTGCAAGCAATCACCGCTGACGACGCGGGTTTAACAACCAACGTCACCGTGTTGGCAACCACCGGAGCATTGGCTATCGCTAAATGGTCGGCAGGTGCGCGACAAGCGATCAAATTGTCTGGCGTATTGAACAGCAAAGGCCAGAGATATTTGGGCATTCGCTATGTGATCGTGGGAACCTCGTCCGCTGGCGCATTTGTTGCAGACTTTGGTATCGGCGCTCAAGGCGGCGGCGCGTTCTATCCATCCGGTTTCACCGTTCTTTAAGGGGTAGAACATGGCGCAATATAGAGTCTTGGAAAAATCATTCATCAACAACGCGTTGGTTGAAGAAGGCGCAACCGTCGAATATGACGGTGAAGTCGCAAGCAACCTGGAGTTGATCGAAGAACCAAAAGCCACCAAAGGCAAAGCGGCCTCACAAACTGCTGACAGCTTGGTGTAAGACCTCACGGTCAATGCAATAAAAGACAGGGGCTAAGGCCCCTGTTTTCACATAAGGGGTAATGAATTTATGGCAACCGAAGTTGATATTTGCAATCTTGCCCTGGCACACCTGGGCGACACGGCCACCGTGGCTAGTTTAGATCCCCCCGAAGGATCAGCCCAAGCCGAACACTGCGCGCGCTTTTATCCAATTGCACGCGACGGATTATTGGAGATGTACGCATGGGGCTTTGCGACCAAGCGCGTGCAACTTGCTCTACTCTCGAATGGCTGGCCGGAGTGGGATTATGCCTACGCGCAGCCGTCCGATGCGGTCAGCGTCATTGCGGTACTGCCGCCATCCGCTACTGACGATTACAGTCAAGCCTTGGTGAATGTTCCCGTGGTATCAGCGGGTGGATCGTATGTACCACAACCGTTTTCATGCGAGATCAACAACGACGGCACGCCGGTCATTTTGACCGATCAGGAGGATGCCGTGCTGCGTTACGCCGCGCTGGTGTCCGACACCGGCAACTTCTCGCCGCTCTTTATCACGACATTGAGTTGGTACCTTGCATCGATGTTGGCAGGCCCTTTGATTAAGGGCGACGCGGGCGCGGCCGAGGCCAAACGCTGCTTGGCAATGGTGCAAAACTTCCTATCGCAAGCGATGGAATCTGACGCAAGCCAACGCCGTGTTGACATAGCGCAAAAAGTCGGCTGGATCCAAGGCAGATAACTATGGCAAACATCAGAACACTACAACGCTCGTTTGCCGGGGGCGAGATCAGCCCAGAAATGTTTGGCCGGATTGATGACAACAAGTATCAAGCGGGTTTGGCAACGTGTCGTAACTTTGTCGCCAAACCTCAAGGCCCTATTGAAAACCGACCAGGCTTTGCCTTCGTGCGCGAGGTGAAGGATTCCACCAAGAAGGTGCGCTTGATCCCGTTCACCTACTCGACGACACAAACCATGATCCTGGAAGTGGGCGCGGGTTACTTCCGGTTTCACACGCAAGGCGCTACCTTGATGAGTGGCGGCGTACCGTATGAGATCGCAAGTCCTTACGCCGAAGCGGATCTGTTCGATCTGCACTATGTACAGTCGGCCGACGTATTGACCATCGTCCACCCGAACTACGCACCGCGCGAACTCAAACGCTTGAGTGCAACCAACTGGACGTTGACCACAATCTCGTTTGCTGCGCCGATTGCTGCGCCAGCTTCCCCAACGGCCACCGCCACGACCGTGGGATCCCCAACAACCACGATGGACTACTCGTATGTGATTACTGCGATCGCGTCGGATGAGGTGTCGGAGTCTTCCCAATCGGAGGCGGCAACCTGTACCAATAACCTGTTTACCACCGGGTGTTACAACACGATTGCATGGTCAGAGGTTTCCGGGGCGGCACGCTATAACGTCTATAAACAACAAGGCGGCTTGTACGGGTACATCGGACAAACCACCACCACCTCGCTTAAGGATGACAACATCGCGCCGGATATGGGCAAAACCCCGCCGATTTACGACAACGTGTTCGCCGCATCGGGCGATTATCCTGGCGCGGTGTCCTACTTTGAACAACGACGCGCGTTTGCCGGAACCAACAACAAACCGCAAAACATCTGGATGACCAAATCCGGCACCGAATCGGTGATGAGTTACAGCTTACCGATCCGCGATGATGACCGAATCTCGTTCCGTGTGGCGGCGCGCGAAGCCAACACCATTCGGCACATTGTCCCGTTGACACAACTGCTGCTTTTGACGGGGGCGGCCGAGTGGCGGGTATCTTCGCTGAACTCTGACGCGATTACACCAACCACGATCTCGGTGCGGCCGCAATCGTATGTGGGTGCAAGCAACGTGCAGCCGGTGATTATCAACAATACGTTGTTGTATGGCGCGGCGCGCGGCGGGCATATCCGCGAATGTGCTTACAACTGGCAAGCGAACGGCTTTATCAGTGGCGATTTGTCGTTGCGATCGGCGCACCTGTTCGATTCTTACGAAGTCACCGACATGACCTACGCCAAAGCACCGCAACCGGTGGTGTGGTTTATCTCATCGTCGGGTAAATTGCTGGGCCTAACCTATGTACCAGAACAGCAAATCGGTGCATGGCATTGGCACGATACCGACGGCACGTTTGAGACGTGCGCGGTCGTGGCCGAAGGCGCCGACGATCGCTTGTATTGTGTGGTCAACCGCACCATTGGCGGCGTAACCAAACGCTATGTGGAACGTATGGGCAGCCGTGCGTTTGTCGATCCGGCCGATGCGTTCTTTGTCGATTGCGGCTTGACCTATTCCGGCACAGCGGCAACGACCATCAGCGGCTTGTCGCATATCGAAGGTAAAACCGTGAACATCCTAGCCGATGGCGCGGTACACCCGCATCGCGTGGTCAGTGGCGGCGCAATCACGCTCGACCAAGCAGCCAGCAAGGTGCAGATTGGTTTACCAATCACGGCCGACGCGCAAACCTTACCGCTGGCGGCGGCAATCGATAACAGCTACGGACAAGGGCGATTTAAGAACGTCAACAAAGTATGGCTGCGCGTGTTTAGATCGTCGGGGATCTTTGTCGGGCCAGATGCCGACAACCTGGTCGAAGCGAAACAGCGGACTACCGAAGCCTATGGCACACCACCCGCGCTTAAAAGCGATGAGATCCAAGTGGTACTCACCCCAACGTGGGCGGCCAGCGGACAGGTGTTTATCAGACAATCCGATCCCTTGCCGCTGACCTTGGCCAGTATGACGTTTGAAGTAGCACTAGGGGCTTGATGCACTTAGGAGGAACCCGAAGGGTTATGGTTTAAGCCAATATCCTTCGGAGTTTTAGACATGACAGTTCAAGGAATCGGGGCGCCGTCCTTTAGCGGGTTAAATGGTGGCGGACTGGGTGGCCTTGGCGCAGCGTCGCTAATCTCAAGCGTAGGTGGCCTTTTCTCATCTGCGATCGGCGGCTTTTTTAGCGCAAAGACCAACAAATACAATCTTCAAGCCCAAGCGATTACCGCCGACACCAACGCGCGTATTGCTGAACTAGGCGCGCAATCGGCGCTCATGCAGGGCCAACAAGAGGTTGGGAAACTCACCTTCAAAGCTGGACAGCTCAAGAGTTCGCAACGCGTCGCGTTGGCGGCCAACGGCGTTGATCTGGGTGAAGGTAGCGCGGCCGAGATCCAAGCCTCTACCGACATTATGAAAGAGGTTGATGCCAACACCATTTTGGCCAACTCAGTGCGAACTGCTTGGGGGTACCGGATGGATGGCACCAATTACACTAACAAAGCATTGATGGCGCGAAGCGATGCCAGCGCGATCAGCCCTTGGATGGCAGGTGCCGGTTCGCTTTTAGGTGGAGCGGGAAGTGTTGCGGATAAGTGGTACTCCCTTAACAAAGAAGGCGCGCTAAAAGGTACGCCGTTTGCTTTTGGGGGATAAGTAATGCCTAGAGTCCCTACCTATGAAAACTTCCAGGCAACGTCTAACACCCTACCGCAATCCTATGTAGACGCGCCGCAATCAAGAATAGATGCTGGCAGTACCGGCAAGATGATTGGCCAAGGCTTAAGCAACTTAGGCGATGGCCTAAACCAAGTGGCGATGAACATGGCTATTGAAGCCAACCAACTGCGCCTTGATGATGCCTCGAACCAAGCGCGGGAAGTTGCGCGCAAATTGCAATTTGATAAAGACAGCGGCTATATCAACTTGAAGGGAAAGGACGCACTTGATCGTCCAGACGGCCAATCGCTTACCGACGAATACGGTGGCAAGCTGCAAGAAAGCCTATCGCAAATTAGCCAGTCGCTAGGCAACGATGCCCAGCGCGCCGCGTTCGCTCGCTTTTCCAATGGATTTTTAACCGGGTTCAAAACCGACGTTGATCGGCACTTTATCCAAGAATCCACCACCTATGGTTTGTCAGTTGCCGAAGGCGCGCAAAAAGGCGCGATGGATGACATCGCCTTGAACTGGAACAATCCAGCGGTAATCAACGACGCGGTGACACGAATCCAGGCGGAAACCTATCGCCAAGCCAAACTGCAAGGCAAATCGGCCACCTGGCAAGAAGCCCAATCCAAGGCGCTCACCAGCTCCGCGCACAAACTTGGCTTGATGACCGCATTAGAAAACAACGATCCGTTGTATGCCGAAGCCTACTTAAAACGCTACGCCTCGCAAATGAACGCGGACGACATCCTGTTTGTGAAAGGACATATCACTAAAGAGGTGGACAACCACGTTGGTATGACCGCTTCGGCCGAAGTCATTAGCAAGATGCAACCCCGAATCCAAACCAGTGACAGTGAGCGCGCGTTTAACATTTTGGTGGACAAGCTGGAAGGCGGCACTAATCCCGATGGCAGTTTTAAAACCAGTCCAAAGGGTGCAGTAGGCCCAGGGCAAGTGCTGCCGACCACCGGGCCGGAAGCCGCAAAACTTGCGGGACTGCCTTGGGATGAAAACAGATTTAGAACAGACGCGAACTACAACAAAGCCCTCGGCTTGGCATATTTCCAAAAGCAATTACAAAACAACGGCGGCGATATGGAGAAAGCCTACGCCGCGTACAACGCTGGCCCAGGCGCGTTGAAAGAAGCCGTTAAGCGGGCCGACAAAGAAGGCGGCAAATGGTTGACCTATTTGCCGACTGAAACCCAGAACTACGTAACGAAAGGGGTCGCAGCATACAACGCTGGCGACGGCAAACCACCACGCCCAACCTTCGCTGAAATTGACGACGCACTGCGAAGCGATCCAAGGATCGCCAATCACCCAGAACGCTACAAGATCGCGCGCGCGGATGCCAAAGCGCGGTTTGAAGAGCAAACCCAAGCGATCAAACAACGCGACGACGAAGCGGTGGCAACTGCCATGCGCGGCGTATTGCAGAACGGCGGCCGCTTTAGCGACTTGCCGCAAAACGTACGCGCTGCCGTACCACCAAAAGAGATCGATTCGGTCATTAACTTTGCTCAAAAGATCTCTAAAGGCGATGACACCACAAGCCCTTGGCTCTACTCCAAGCTGGCCAACGATCCGATGAAAGATCCGCTGACGGGTGAAGCAATGTCTGACGTGGCGTTTTTCAAATACAGACGCGAACTATCGGACTCGGATTTCAAACACTTTGCAGACGAGCGCGCCAAACGCAATGGCAACTTGGCCGGTGCCAACGGCCCAGGCGATTTGAACAGCACAGCGATCAAGCAGAACATCGATTCCAACTTGTCGCAGCTTGGCATCAATCCAAGCCCTAAGCACAGCGACACCGCCGCCAGCGGCCGCGATGGTGCGATCCGTAAATTCGTCAACGATTACTTTGTCGCCGCGCAACGCGAAGCCGGTAAGAAATTCACCGATGCCGAAGTCGCGCAGCACGTCAATTCCTTGTTCCTGAAAAACCAAACCATCAAAGGGTTTATCTCCGGCTATTCAGGCTCAATGCTGGGCATGAAGCAAAGCGATCTTCCTGACGGCACCGTGAAAGAAATCAAAGCCGCGCTGAAAGCCGCAGGCAACAACAGCCCAACCGAAGGGCAAATCTTAGAACACTATTGGTTAAGCCAGGTTACTAAACGATGAGCGAAGAAAACAATAATCAAGAAAACTTCGACAACCCAAACCCAGCGCAAGCCGCGCGCGTCGGATACTTCGGGGCTTTTGATACCAACCCTGATGCGTTTGCAGAGGCGCAGCGTGTTGCGCGTCGTGTTGGGGTTTCGCCGGATTTAGTCATGGCGCAGCCGCAAGAAGCCAAAAAACAAGCGGCGATGGGATCGATTGATTTTGAAACCCTGGCCAAGACCAACCCTGCAACTTCGCTTGTTCTTGCAAACGTTGACCACGCAAAAATCGCGCATGACGACATCAACAACCTGACCGATTTTGAAAACGCGCTTTCCTATATGGGCGCGTCTGGTCGTGCAGGGATGCGAGATCTTGCCGCCGCCGGTGCCAAGTTGCTCGACGCGGCCAACCCATTCACCACCAGCGATGAGGATCTCGCGGTGTTGTATAAGAACGATCCAGAAGGTTTAAAGCGCCAGCGCGAACAAGGTGCAACGGCGATCTTGTCACGCTTTGCGCGTAACCAGACAAAGCAAGCCGACGAGATCATGCAAGGAATCCCGCAACAGACCAAAGATTCCTACGGCGCGATGGAATACCAAACGCTAGATCCTGACAAGGCGGCGTATCTTCACCCAGTCAAAGTGGTGAGTGATGTAATCCGCTCGATGCCAACCACGATGGCTTTGGCACTAACGGCCTTCTTAACTAAAGGCGCTTCTACCAAAGCCTACACTAGCGCGATTGAATCCGGCCTGTCCGAAGAAGCCGCACGCAAGGCCGCAATCGACGCGGCTACGCATCTCGCCTCACGCTTTGGCGCAGGATCGGAAGGTGCTATTGGCTACGCGCAACAGTACAACTCAACGCAACAACAAGTCGAAGCGTTGCCGTTTGCAACCCTTGAAAAATCCCCAGAGTTTCAAAAACTGGTTGCGTCGGGCTTTGATCCCAACGCTGCGCGGATCTTCCTATCGGCCAAAGCAGGTGAGCAATCCGGCGTAGGCGCGGGCTTGGTTGACGCGGCAACTAGCGGCATCGGCGGTCACTACCTAGGCAAGATCCTTGGCGAAGGCGGAAATGTGCTGCCTCGAATCGGCAAGGGCTTTGCAAACGAAGCCATAACCGAAACCGTGCAAAGTGGCGGCGAACAGTTTTCTGAAAACCTGGCTATCCAGCAAAACGCCAACCCAGAGCAATCGCTGTCCGCCAACGTGGTGGAAGGCATGTTGCAAGGCTTCGCTGTGGGCGGGCTTACCGGCGGCGCGGTTTCCGGCTTGGTCGGTCGCGTGGGCAAGGAAGAAAAGAAACTGGCCGAAACGGACAAGGCCGCACAAACCATTGGCGACATCAACACGCTATCGACCGACAGCAAGGTGCGCCCAAGATCCACCGAGGTATTCCGGGACTTTATCAAGGGCGCAAAAGAAGAAGGCCCTGTCAATCAGGTGTATATCGACGCTGGCGCGCTAATGCAATCGGGCGTGGCAGATCAAGTTGCAGAGCTTTCACCTTCGGTTGCGGAGCAATTAAAAGTCGCGCAGGAAACCGGCGTAACCACAATGAATATCGCGATCCCAGTGGAAGAGTACGCCGCTGCAATCGCACCCACCGAATACGCGCAATCGCTTTTTGAACACCTGAAAACCGATCCCGAAGGTTTTACCGTGGCTGAGAAAAAGGAAGCCATGCAAGGCGATCGTTTGGACGAGTTGGGCAAAGAGTTCGAGAAAGCCGTAGAGCAAGACAACAAAGACAGCGAGTTCCAGCAATCAAGCGAACGCTTGCGGAAAATGCTATTAGACCAGCACAACGCGCTTGGTCATTTTCAGAACGACACTAACAAGCAATATGCCGCGCTTTGGTCGCACCGCTTTGATACGTTGGCCGAAGCGCAAGGCATCACGCCGGAAGAAGCTTATAAAAATTATGTTTCTAAGTATTCATCAGAATTTCAGCAAGGCTACGACCAAGCCAAACCGTTTGATCTGACTAAACTGGCAGAAACCGAAGGCTTTAAAACAGGCCAGCCTGTCTCGTTTGATTTTTCGCATAACACCGAAAGCGCAACGGCGCTGTTTGGCAAGCCAAAGAAAGGCGATCAATTCCAACGCGACTTAGAGCCTTCGGGACGTTACGTCGTCCAGGTGCCGGATGCGACAAAAGTTGACACCACCAACGGCAGGGAATCAGGCCAGCTAACCTTTAACAATCCGTTGGTGCTAAATGCCGAAACTTGGAAAAAAGACTTAGCAGCCCATTACAAGAAAACCGGTAAACGCTTGAGCCAGGCGCTTATTGCTGACGGGTACGACGGCGTTGTGACTGTTGATAAATACGGCACGTCTGAGATCTTGGATCTAACCACCTTCGACGAAAGCAAGGCGCTGTATCAAAGCCCGTTTGGTAGCTCTATTGAACACCGAACCCCACTAGCCGAAGGTCAAGCAACGATAGACGTTGACGGAGTGGATCGCCCAACAACCAACAGCAATGGACAACCTATTCATTGGAGCGAAGAAGGGATTCGCAATTTCTGGAAATGGTTTGGCGATTCCAAGGTCGTCGATGGTGAGGGTAAACCGATGGTGGTTTACCACGGTACCAAGGACGTTTTTTCAGAATTTAAAAAAGGCGATTTGGGTTTTCACTTCGGTACGGAAAAACAAGCTCAAATAATTTTAGAGCGAAAAAAGTATTTAAAGGGGGCAGACAACGTTCTTCCGGTTTATCTGAAGATAGACAATGTAGTTCGCCTTCCCGATATAGGGTTTGATTCCGCTCGGGGATCTGTTCAGGAATTTGTCAACGCAGGCGCATTGAGCAAAACCGAAGCAAAAGAAATCAACGAAGAGATGTCCATCTCTTTTATCGACACCGGTGAAAAAGACGCAATGCAGCAAACGCTCCGGGAGGAATTACTAAAGCGGGGAATTGATGGCGTAATCTACCAAAACACGGGCGAGGCAGATCGGACAGATACCGGGCAATTACAGGACTCGTACATCGTTTTCGATCCTACGCAAATTAAATCCGCCACCGGCAACAACGGTAATTTTGATCCGAATGATGCGAACATCTTGCATCAAAGCGCCCGTGACCTGATGGTCACTCACAACTTGAGCGAGAAGAATTTACTGCACGTTCAAAAAATGGGAGGCATCCCGGTTCCGTCCTTGGCCGTGACTAAAAAAGAAACGCCACTCGACGGCTTTGGTGAAATCACCTTGATGGGTTCGCCGGAAATGGCCGACCCTAAAGGGTATGCAAAAACGCAAGTTTTTGGCGCAGATATTTATTCACCGCGTTACCCAGGTGTTGAGTACCAAGTCGCACCTAAAGTAATGCAAGAAGCCAAAAAGACTTTGAAACCTGCCGAAGAAGCAACCGGCGCGCGCTTTGATTGGGATGACCTAGAAAGAAACGGCCCTAAGTATCTTGACCGATCTGCGCCTCTAATGTGGATGTTCCTTCGCGAAAAGGGAATCGAACCAATCACCGTAAAAGATTCCGTTGAACCTTTGCCTCCGGCGCTTGCGGCCTATGCAGACTTTCAAGGGTTTAAGCACGAGTTGGTAAAAGATCCTGAATTTCAAAAAGCGGCCGAAGATTGGAATCTTAGCCGACTTACCCCTCGATACGATGGCGACGCATCCGCCGCGCAAGAAGAGATTGATCTGCAAAAGGCCAACGCAATCGCTAACGATTTGGATGCGCCGGGGTTTGTCCATTCTGCGGCCACACGGATTACGGACTACCAACACCTAAAACGACGTGCAGAAACGTCGGGAGGGGTTGATCGGTATGAAACCCAGCGCGCAATGGCTTCTCAAATTGAAGGCGCCGACCTAAACACCGAGATGGAGGAATTCGCCCAAGGGTTTGTTGCATCGCTCAACCCGAAAGAAAAAATCTTCCAGGGCTTTACTAACTCAGGCAACCGTCGATACGTTGACCATACGCTTGAGAATGTCGTCAAGATCCTTAAGAAAGAACTACGCGGCGGCGAAGGGTTCAACTATGGGATTGGTAGCCTTCGCGCTAAGTTCACCCCGCAGTTTAAAACGATCGCGCAGATCCAAAAGAACAAAGATCGGTTGATGTCGTCCGCCGATTTTGAGAAGGTAAAAGAGGAAATCGATACCGAGCTATCAGAATTGTCCGAAGTTCTTGGATTGAGCGAGGATCAGACCATTGGCGTAATGGAGGATCTACCTAAGATGGGATTGCAGAAAGCGGTTCAATACTATGATCCGAATTTCCAACCCACCGACGAGCAACGACAAGCCACGGGCGAGTTTTTAACCCGCTTACAAAACTTGCCGACCGCATACTTTGAAGCAAAGATCTTGCGCGACGTAGACTTGGCCGAGTTTAATGGGGCGGTGGTTCCGAGTAGCATCAGCCAAAAAGCCCTAGACGCTTTAAAGGCGCGAGGTATTACGGATATTAAAACGTATGAAGCGGGGAATGAACAGGATCGATCCGCCAAGATTGCAGAATTTGAACACCTGTTTTTTCAAAAGCAAAACGACAAAGCGCGCGGATCTTTCAACCCCGACACTTTAACGATCTCGCTTCTAAAAGGCGCCGACCTTTCGACTTTCCTGCACGAAACCGGCCACTACTTTTTAGAGATGCAGTTCGACCTTGCAGCAAAACTTCAAGGCGAAGCCGACATCTTTGGATACGACAGCTTAAAACCTGGTGAGCGCACGATTGTTGCCGACACCCAAAAGATCCTTGACTGGTTTGGCGTACCGGATCTGCAAACCTGGTACAACATGAGTTTGGACGAAAAACGCCCACACCACGAACAGTTTGCCAGGGGCTTTGAAGCCTATTTGTTCGAAGGCAACGCGCCAAGTATTGAGCTGCAAGCCGTCTTCCAAAAGTTCCGCGATTGGTTGGTGAGAGTTTACAAATCCCTCAAAAACCTAAACGTCGAATTGACGGACGAAGTGCGCGGCGTGTTCGATCGAATGTTGGCCAGCGAAGAGCAGATCGCGTTAGCAGAACAGGCGAGAAGCATGATGCCGCTGTTCACCACCATAGACCAAGCACCAATGTCGCCGGATGAATTCCGCGACTATCAAGAGCAAGGCAAAGCGGCCACCGCTGCTGCCGTTGGGGATCTGGAATCACGCGGCCTTCGGGATATGCAATGGCTTCGCAACGCGCGCAGCAAAGCGTTAAAGGCGTTACAGAAAGAAGCCAAAGAAAAGCGCCGCGAGGTGCAGATGGATGTGCGCGCCGAAGTGATGGCTCAACCAATATATCGTGCGTGGACGCTGCTTACATCAAAGATCAACCCAGAAGATAAGCTCCCCGCAAACACCCCGCCAAAGTCTAATCCTGATTTTGTGGATCCATCTATTGATTCGCTGTTTGCGGCGATCGGTAAATTGGGCGGGGTAGATAAGGAAGAATTGTTTTCAACTTGGGGCGTTGATCCAGCTTACAAGCCCCATTCAGGGGTGTTTGGCAAACCGGTGTGGCGTAAAGACGGCGGCCGCACTATCGACGGGATGCTCGAAGCCTTAGCAGAACACGGCTACTTGCCAAAGGATCAGCACGGCAAAGCGGACACCCGCGACTTTGAAGAAGCCTTCGATCGTGAACTACGCGGCGACAAACAATACTCGGTGGAACACGATTACACTCACCTAATAGAAAACCGCGCGGGCGATCAGGTTGCTAATCCTGGTGCGCTGGCCGCCGTGCGTTTTGATTTGGGCGAACTGCTTGCCGCTGACTATCCAAAAGAAATCATCGAGTTGTTAAAAGCGCGCAAGATGGTTGCCAACAACGGGTTGCACCCTGACATCGTGGCCGGGTTAATCGAAGATGAACAAGGCAACCCGTCGTTCTCATCGGGTGATGCGTTGGTGAGAGGTTTGGCCGAAGCCGAGCCGCCAAAAGAAGCAATCGAAAACTTGACCGACGTGCGGATGCTCGAAAAATACGGCGACATCGCAACACCTGATGCGCTTGAAAAAGCGGCAGATCGCGCGATCCACAACGACGTGCGTGCGCGGGTAGTTGCAACCGAAGCCAATGCCTTGGCCAAGGCAACCGGGCAGCGCAAGGTGTTGGCTAAAGCCGCCAAAGCCTTGGCCGAGATGACGATCTCTCGCCAAAAGGTGCGAAACGTCACACCTGGGCAATACACCAACGCCGAAGCGCGCGCTGCGAAGTCTGCCGAGAAGTACCTGCGCGCAAAGGATTTGGTCAACGCGGCCGCTGAAAAGCGCAATCAATTGTTCAATCTGTACGCCGCGCGCGCGGCAATGGATGCAAAAGACAGCATCGAAAAAGGTTTGCGCTATTTGAAGAAATTCAACAGCGACATCAAGGGGATCGATGCGGATTATGCGGATCAAATCGCCGCAATCCTAAACCGCTTTGATCTTCGCAAGATCACGAACAAAGAGGTGGAACGTCGGATTGCCTTATCAAAATGGCTGGACACGCAACGCGATGCGGGATTTGAGCCGGACATTCCAGACAATATCAAGGACGAAGCGTTCTTAAAATCTTACAAGGAATTGACCGTCGAAGAGTTTCGCGGTTTGGTGGATTCTGTTAAGCAGATTGAACACCTGGGTAGACTTAAAAAAGAATTGCTGACCGCAAAGGATCGCCGCGAGTTCGAAGCTGTGCGCGATGAAATCACCGCCAGCATCGAAGAACACGCACAGGATAGAACCGCCGACACCAGAACCCCAACCACCAACCTTGGTCGGTCGTTAAAATCCATGAAAGCCTTTGCTTGGGCGCACGCGAAAGTTGGCACCTTGGCGCGTATTCTGGATGGTGGAAAAGACGGCGGCCCCGTCTGGGAGTATTTGATTCGCCCAGCCAACGAACGCGGCGACTGGGAAACCACCATGCGCGCCGAAGCCACCAAGGCGTTGTCTGAAATCATGGCCCCAGTATTTGCACTGGGCAAAATGGGCGGCAGCGGGAAATTGTTTCCTACCGTGGGGCGTAGCTTTAATCGCGAATCCGTATTAGCCATTGCGCTAAATTCAGGCAACCAAGGCAACC